TGGTTGGAAATAATAACAAAGCTTTTCGTGCTCTCCTAACACAAGGCCGGTCACGTCATATACCCATGATTGTGTTGTCGCAACGTCCGGTTTGGATGGATAGGTTCGTTTTTTCTGAATCTGAATTTTTCCAAATTTTTCGATTGCAACACAAAAAAGACTACGAAAACGTTCAACAGTTTGTGCCTATCAAACTGAAAGAACGTCTACCAGAATTTCACTCGTACTATTATGATGTTGGTCTGAACAAGGTCACCGTGTTAAAGCCGGTGCCGGACAAAGAAGCTACGCTGCACACCATCAACACACGATTGCAACGTCTGCAAAAGGTGGTGTGATGGTTTCACCCGTCAAAATTCTCCGAGAGAATTTCAGAGATTTGTACCCACCAAAAATTGTGCAGCCGGTGGAAGCTGATTTGCGCGTCGAAATTCAAAACAGCAAGAAAAAACCACGCGCGTATTGGCGATGGAAAACACCGAAGAAATTTAGTCCACACCCCAACCCAAAAAAGACTTGACAAGTGCATATAGGTTAATATACTCCGAAGCTGAACGGGAGTTTACTCTATGGCACAGGAAACTGTCATCAGTTGGACACCGGCAAACTGGATAACCGTGGTGCTAATGGTTGCACTCGGGTTCACCATCCTAGGTGCCATCGCACGCATTTACCAGCAACGGAAAGGTCAGGCCGCGTAAATGGAAGTCATTAACGTCGATCTGATTAAGCACCCGATGAATTGGGTCACCGTGTTACTCATGGTTTTCATTGCTGGTATTGCTGTCCATCTTTTGATGCGATTTTGGCAGAACAGCTAAACACTCGGTTAGATTACTACCAGAAAAGGAACCCTGACAATGGGAACATCAGCCGCAAACGCACAAGCACAAGCTGCACAGTTAAATTCACTCGCACGAACCATGATTAAGGCACGTGCTGTGAAAATGACACAGCAAATTTTCTCTCAAACTTTCACACCTGCAGCCGGTCAAAACGTATCACAATCGAACCCGGTTATCACGGTGAACCCGCGAAATGTTGGCTTGATAAAAGGTTTTTGGGTCAAAATCGCGGCCACAATCAACAACGGTTCTGCCGTTCAAATTGATTTGACTGATTTCGGACCCGCGAATATTTTGAGTCAGATTCAGTTCAATGATTTGAACAACAACACCAGAATCCAAACAACCGGGTGGCACGTTGCTTTTATCAACTCGGTTAAAGCACGTAGACCTTTTGGTGAAGCATTGGTCGCCGGAACCGGTATTGCATCGGGTCCAAATACCAATGACGCCATTAACTACGGCAACAATTGGACGCAACAAATTCAGGCACCGGCCATAATTGCGGCTGCTGGAAACGCACCTGTAATAATGTGGTATTGGGTGCCTCTCGCTTATTCGGAAGACGATTTGCGCGGGTCCGTTTACGCAAACGTTGTGAACGCAACCATGCAGTTGCTTCTGACGCCGAATCCCACACCCACCGTAGCAAACGCCACCGATGCAACATCGGCGGTTTATGTTGGTCACATCGCCGGGTCAGTTGCACTTGCGGTGATTTCTGCGATGACTGTAACCGTGTATCAGGTTTACATGGATCAGTTGCCGATGGGTCAAAACGGTGTTCTACTTCCGGTGTTGGATCTTTCCACTATCTATGAATTGAAGAACACTGTTAACACCGCGATTGTGGCGAATCAAGATTTTCCGATTCAGTATTCCAACTTCCGCGATTTTCTAAGCACGTTTGCTATTTTCGTGCAAGCATCGGCAACCGGTGCGCGCGGTGTTGGTGCTGACATTAACACATGGGCCTTGCAAAGTGCCAACTTCACAAACATCTGGAAAAAGGAACCGGGTTTGATTGCGCTTGAAACACGCAATCATTTACAGACTGACTTTCCACCCGGCACCTATTATTTCGGGTCGCGTGAAAAACCGATTTCCACCACGCAATACGGCAACATGCAGCTGGTGTTGAACGCGATTACAGTGGGTGCCGGTGCATATGTGCTGACCGGCTATGAAGACTTTGCGTTCGTTCAAACTCTCAGCATGGCGGGTTCACTAGCAGCATCCTAAACGGTGCAGCCGGTTTACCGGCAAATGTAGCTAGTGGCCGGGTGCGTGTCTACCGTGAGGCACGCACCCGGCGAACAGTTGGCACGGAAACGAGGGTTACAAAAATGAATGAAAATTCAACCGGCCTTGTACCTAACGTTTTGAATTGGTTTGCACATCCATTTCGCACGCAAGGCAGTGCACTTAATTGGGTGCTGTTTGTTGGTCTGCTAATTGTGGCCGCGTGGTGGTGGACTCTGATTCTGCGAAAGGTAACAGCCTAGGAGAAAAAGCATGACAACGCGATGGTGGCACATTTTAGGTTTGCTTGTTATCGGGTATGCAATCGGCTATTGGATGCCGAAACTTGGTGACATGACTTTGGGCAAGATTTACGCTCGAAAGTAAATCATGGAAAACGAAAAACAACTACCGGCAGAAACCGAACGTCACGAACGTGTAACGGTTTCTTTGGCCGATGAAAAAGCTTACTCTGACGGATACAGACAAGGTTTTATAGATGTGCTCTGGATTCTGATGGTAGGTGCATTCGTTTCCATTTTCGCTTACCGATTGATTGTGAGAGATTAATTCATGTCTCAAACTTCCATCATTTTCGGTGCGCTAGTAATCGGGTTCATAGTTTTCATCACCGTAAAAGGTGAACTGAAAACGTACTTGCAAGTTTTTGGATTGTCACAGGGTTAAACAATGCCTTTTGCGCTAATCATTGTGGGTGCCGCTTTCCTGGTGGCCGGTGTGCGAAACAAACAAGATGACTTGTTTCGACTCGTAAGAAACGATTTCACGGGTCCGAACAACTTCATTTTTTGGGTGATTTCGATTCTAGCTATCGGTGCAGTTGGTTACATACCAAAACTGAAACCCATTAGTGACGGTTTTTTAGCGCTAGTAATTTTGGTGTTGATTTTGGCGCGTGGCAATCCATCTAATGTTGGTGGTGGTTTTTTCCAGCAGTTCACAGCACAGACAAACACCACCACACAAACGAACCTATCACCGTATTTTTCACAGGTGCAGGGTACGGGTCCAACTTCGATGCAAGTCAACAATACACTTGCACAAACTTCGTTATCGGATTATTTCGGCAATTTTTCGAGTCTTCCGACAACGCATTAGGAGAAAATAAAGTGGGTGAAAACATCGTAACTTCTGTTGTCACGGTTTTGACAGCTATCATCGGTGTGGCAATCATTGCTGTGTTGGTGTCAAAAAACGCTAACACTGCCGGTGTGCTGCAAGCTGGTGGTGGTGCTTTTTCAGGTGCGTTAGGTACGGCGCTATCGCCGGTCACCGGGTCCACCGGATTTGGATCATATACAGGTGGTGGTGCCGGTTATTCGCAGTACGGCACCTAGAAAGGCCATCATGCGTACAAACCCGTTTCTACGTCCTAGAATTACTCAACAGTCGATTGAACCGGCTGCTGGCACCCTAGCTATGGTGCCGGTGCCTATTGGTGACGTGTTACCGGGTGAGGCACCCGGTGCTTTCGGTGACTACCCGGCTGGCTACCCGGAACATGAAGTAATTTTAGGTCTGACTGCTGACGCCATCGCACGCTATCACGAAGGTGACGTGTTTTTTCCGGGTGCTCAAAATTACGTCTATGAACCCACGTTAGAAAGAACGGCTATACAGGGTATGTGGGGCAACGCGTTTTTGAGAACACCTAACACGTTTGCACCATTTCAGCCACCGCAAGTTTATTCACATCCAAATGTGAAAACAAATGGTATTGGTGGACTTGTGGCCGGTCAAATTGTGGGGCAACCGTTACTTGACGGAATCGAAACGGGTGGTGCGTGAGATTGACGGTTTGCATTCAGGTTTTCACAATCTGGTGTAAACTTCGAGAACCACTCACGCATCACCATGAATTAATACCACGGTGGAAACTTGAACACGTTTTTGAACGGGTGAAAAAATGATTGCATGGATTAAGGAACACAAAATTTTAGCTGGTGTTCTAACACTAGGTCTTATCGTCTTATTCTTTGTGATTCGACGTTCAGCCGGTGGAAGTGCACAAGCACCCACTGTGCAGTCTGGACCCTCGGAAGCTTTACAGGCCGCGCAACTGCAAGCCAGCACCCAATTGCAGGAACAGCAAAACTCCATCAATGCTGGTGTCTCACAAGCAAACGCGGCCATTGCTGCAAAAACCATCGACGCACAAACAGCACTTTCAATTGCACAGCTGCAACGTGACGTGAATTTACAGAACATCGTTACCAGTGGGCAAACCACAACACACGGTCAAGATGTGCAATTGGCAGCTGCACAAGCGGCTATCGGTGGACAAGTTGACATCGCACAATTGACGAGTGCAACACAACTCGGTTTGGCGAACATTCAAACTGCCGGTCAAGTGAATATTGCTTCACTAGAAACACACCTAGGTGAAGTGCAGTCAGCAAATGCAGCTGCAGAACAAGAGGCAATTACAGCAGCCAATGAAAAAATGGTT